ACTATTTCACAAGTGCATTACCCTGGCCACAAAAAGGCGGTAATGTCGGGATACCAGTAGATTTCAATTACAAAGATATATCCGGCGTACAACTTGAAGACGGATCAGATCCAACACTGGATGCACCGCTACAATCAAATGCAACAGGACAATTAAAGTCACAAGGAGACATTCCTCCTGGTGCAAGAATAGAAAATCTCGAAGAAGAAGGCGTGACAGTAGACATCAACGACCTTCGCAAATCTCTAAACCTTCAAAAATGGCTCGAACGGAATGCCCGTTCTGGATCTCGTTACATCGAATCCATATTAAGCCACTTCGGCGTACAATCCTCCGATGCAAGACTGCAACGTCCTGAATACCTTGGCGGTGGAAAATCTCCGGTAGTAATATCAGAGGTATTAAATCAAGCCGGATCTAATGATCCTGCCAATCAAACGGACTTGGCTCCTGTAGGAACTATGTCCGGACATGGCATATCTGTAGGAAAATCAAATACCTTCTCCCGCCGGTTCGAAGAACACGGATTTATAATCGGGATCATGTCAGTACTTCCAAGGACAGCTTATTCTCAGGGCGTGGAACGCCACTGGAAGCGCACAGACAAGTTTGACTATTACTGGCCCGAATTTGCTCACCTGGGAGAACAAGAAGTACTAAACTGGGAGTTATACTTCGACAAAGCAGGATCAAACAACTATGCAACCTTCGGATATCAATCCAGGTATGCAGAATACAAATACAAACAGTCCTCCATACATGGGGACTTTAGAGACGAACTCGAATACTGGCAAATGGGAAGAAAATTCGATGCACCTCCTGCATTAAACACCAACTTCATCGAATCAGATCCTACAAACAGAATATTTGCAGTAGAGGACGAAACGGACAAATTATACGTTCAAATCTTTAATCGTATAAAAGCAATACGACCAATGCCTTACTATGGAGAACCAACACTTTAGTTTCGCTCCTATTAACACACCTGCCCCCCCTAGAAAAAGACCCCCCCCGCAATGGACGGGGGGTCTTCTTCTGCTCACTCTCACACTCTTAACATCATGTACAATCCAAATAATACAAACAAATACAATCATGGTTCAAAAAAAGAAAACACGTATCATACGAAATCAGTTCAATTACGAACAAGGAAAACACTCTTACGAGCATCTAACAGGCCCCTCAATGACTCAACCAGGCGAAGCATACACAATCCGCGAATTACTGGACAAATTTACCACAGGCATAGATCCACAGGTAGGCCGAGAACTGTACTATGACGAGGATGCACAATTCGAATCAGACGTAAGAATGAGACAACCAGATTACGACCTAACGGACGGAGACAATATCATCTCAGAAAATGAGATGAAAATAAAAACACTCACCAAAAAGATCGAAGATCGAAAACGGCGTAACACGCCGAGTAAGGAAGACAATGACAATGAGGCAATTACGAAGAAAAAAATCGTCAAAAACGAGAACGAAGTGAAAGAGACTGACGAGTCACTTTCTGAGAAATAACCTTATGTCAAAGTCTTCCGCTCTTTGTTACAAGTTGGAGGAACGACAAAATGGAACAAAAAACAATCAAAAAAATGGATGAAATCCATACCAAAAAAGCACCCTTTTCCCCCCCGGATTCGGGGGGGAAATAAGGGGGGGTCAAAACGCGTTACATATACTTGATAATATAACGCGTACTGACAAGATCCTTATATCTTGCTCATACTCACACTCTTACGTCTTAAACAAAAATATCTACTATATTTACTCAAAAACAGACAAATTATGCCACGACAAACAAGGGGCGGTTACGCACCATATTCCTACCGCGGTGAAACCGCAAAAGGAAACAATTATAAAGGTGGATGGTTACCTTTCGGAATAGGAGCCAATATCACCTCTAAAGCGAACACACTCAATACAATAGAGGCAAACAAAGAACAAGCCAAGTATGCCTTCGACCAAAACCGACTAGATCGGGATCAACAAAACCAGTGGAATTTAGATCAATGGAACAGGGCAAACGAGTACAACTCACCACAATCACAAATGGACAGATACAAAGAAGCCGGACTCAATCCAAACCTTATGTATGGACAAGGAAACTCAGGCAATGCCGGAGCAGTCCCGGCATCAGAAACATCCAAATATCAAGCTCCACGTGCAGATTATCGAGTAACACCTTCAAATCCACTTTCAGCAATCGGAATGTATCAAGACATCCGGATGAAAAAAGCACAAACAGACAACATCCAGGAACAGGTATATACTGGACAACTTGAAAACCAACTAAGATCCGGACTCTTAGGATCTCAAATACAAACAGCGCTAAACAAAGCAAAACTTTCTGGCAATCGGGCCGAAATCGCTCGAATAGAAAAACTCGAAAAACAATTCTCCTGGTACAACGACATAAGTTCTCAAAAAATGCTATCAGAACTTTCACGCACTCAGGCACAGGAAGCAAGAGCAACAGCAGAAGCAGGAATTAAAAAACAACATCGAGCCTGGGCCGAACAAGGACTCAGCCCAACAGATTCACTATGGATGAGACAACTTGCAAAAAGAGGTCAATCAGTAGTTGATTGGTTCAAGAAAAACAAAGATACAGACGTTCGCAATTTCCTTTATAAGTAAACTAAAATTCAAAAATCATGAGAAGAAGAAGAACACGCAGAAGCAGACCTCGTAAAGCACGTAGGTCAAGAACTTCAAAAAGAACAAGACGTTACGCAACCTCTAGAGGCGGTATCCGCCTGTAGCTATGAAATGTCCCTCACCTTTATCCCTCCCCCGTACAAACGGGGAAGGGCCACAGGATCGGATTACCGTACCTTGTGGTAAATGTGTTAACTGCCTCTCAAATCAACGTGCAGACTGGACATTCAGATTAAAAGAAGAACTAAAAAATGCGAAATCCGCACACTTCTTAACCCTCACTTACTCCGATGAAAACCTTAGAGTTTACGATTATCATCACGACAAGATTTACGAGTACAAACACGTACAAGAATCAAACCGATGGTTAGAGACACTCTCAAAAAAGGACGTACAGCTATTTATAAAGCGTCTAAGGGCAAATCAGGAGAATTACATACAATCCCTCCACTTAAAGCATAAAATACCTCTAAGGGCCTTAAAATGGCCCAAAATAAGGTACTTTATAGCCGGAGAATACGGCCCAAAGACTATACGTCCTCATTATCACGCAATTATATTCAATATACACCCTGATATAATTGGCCAAATAGAAAAAACATGGGGATTAGGTCAAACACACTGTGGAACAGTAACCGGAAATTCAATCGGTTACGTTACAAAATACTGTATAACAAGAAAAACGGTCTACATACACCGGGAGGCCCCATTCAGTATAATGTCAAGACGGCCACCTCTCGGACTAAACTATCTGATAAGAATGAAAAAATGGCATCAGGAAAATGGAATTGATTATGTACATTCCTCCAGTTCGTTGCCTCAAAGAATGCCAAGGATCTATAAAGACAAGATCTTCAACGAATACGAAAAGGACGTATTCATAGGCAAACAAATAAGAGAACATGACCAGAAGACCATACACGACATCCAAAATAAGGATGACTATTTCCAAGAAGAACAACTCAGAATACGACAACAAGACGAAAAATTAAGAAAACTTTTATCTAAAAATTCAAAATTATGAAAGGCAAAAACATCTTCTCCTCAGTAAGAGCAAACAAACCAGGAAAAAACGCATTCGACCTATCACACGAAAGGAAACAATCAATGTCGATGGGCGGTCTTTTTCCAATACTCCTCCAGGAAACCGTCCCTGGGGACAATTTTAAATGCTCCTCAGAAGTATTTATGAGGTTCGCTCCAATGTTAGCACCTGTAATGCACAGGGTTAACGTATATACTCACTACTTCTTCGTCCCGAACAGACTTGTATGGGACGACTGGCAAAAATTCATAACCGGAGGTGAAAAAGGAACCGATGATCCTACCTTTCCCCAAATAGCCTACAACGATGCAAACAAGGCATTGTTTGCTAAGGGAACACTTGCAGATCACTTCGGAATACCTACAAACGACGGAGAAGTAATAACCCAAAATATAGACATATCTGCCATACCTTTCAGATCCTATCAGCTGATAGTAAACGAATACTACCGGGATCAAAACTTAACAGATCCAACAACAATAGATAAGGGATCATCTACAACAAACATCCCGGAAATAATGCAACTACGAACAAGACCTTGGGAAAAGGACTATTTCACAAGTGCATTACCCTGGCCACAAAAAGGCGGTAATGTCGGGATACCAGTAGATTTCAATTACAAAGATGTA